CGTGCGGGTGCGTTGAGGATGCCTGACACATCAGAGGTGGCGAGGGATTTCTCCCTCGCCGGGTCTCTTACTCCTCAGGTTCGTAAACTGTGAAGACAGCGACCTCCGTCTGGCCGGTTCGGATTCGTACCTCGCAGAGGTCTTTCCTCGTTACCAGTGCCGTCACTATGACGGTTAAACAGATGACGATCAGGGCGATTAACATCGCCTTTTGCTGCTTCATAGCCTGCTTCTCCTTGCCTTTCGGCACGTAAGAGGCTAACCTAGATTTGCCGTTCATAGATTGAGCCTCAGATTAATGTTAAGCGTCTTGCAGGACGCGTAATGTTAACTGGGGCTTTTCTCTATCTGCCTTTTGGTATTCATGCCTGAGACAGATAGCCTCAAGCACCCGCAGCAATTCTACTTAACTATCCTTTCCCCGCAAATCGTTTTTATCCCCAGCGACAAATCGAATACACCACCAGCGCCACCGCCATTGCGATCCCTACCGTTGTGAATGCCTCAGGCCAGGTCATCGTAAAACATCCTCTGCGCTTATCAGTCCGTTTCGCTTCAGGTAGTCCATCGCCTTACCCGGCAATTTACAGTCCGGCTTCGTTTTCCTCAGTTGCCAGGTTAACTGCTTTACCAGCATGGTTAACTCGTCGACCAGACGCTGATGTCCCACTGGTTTGTATTCATGCAATTTACCGGCTGGCTCTGCTGCCAGCGATGCCAGTGCGATTTCCAGAACAGCAATATCCATCTTATATGTGCGGATGATGTCATGGTCGATTGTGCCCGGTATGCACAGTCTCTGTGCTTCAATAGTCTCCTCTGCGTGAGCTATTAACTGCTCTCTGGTAAAAGTGGTCATGCCGCGCTTCCTTCTTGCTTATTAACGATTACACCGTCATATATTTCATTAAGGTGTCCCCTCAACTCCATGCGCCTTAATGCAGACAACATGTAATCGCATTCAACCTGCTTATTTCCAGTAAATGGCTTATCGTCAGGATCACCCCAACAGCAATTACCCTTGGGCCACCCATGTACTTTCCGTACTCTTCCGTTAACAACGTGAAGTAATCCCCAGCCAGGTGGTAAATCCTCAATTGAAATAATTCCCGGCTCACTAATAAAGAATCTCCAGTCGCCCATGCCAAGAGAGGGATTTTTACGGAAACGCTTTTTTCTATCTGCCAACAAGTCAGCACGAGAACACTTCGCCTCTATCAGGCATGATGCTGAATTTCTGAATCCCATAGCATCTGGTTGTTCTCCAGTACTGGTTACAGCAACAAAGCGGTCATGAAAGCAAACCTTGAACCCGTTGCGCTTAAGGAACCTGTACGCAATCTGACAGAGTTCGCGGTGTGTTAACGCCATCTCATTCTCCTTTGATGCGAATGTTTACAACCTGACAAACCTCTTTGAGTACCCAGTCAACAGCGTCTTTCCACGCTCCAGTCTCAACTGGCGGATTCTCACGTTTTACTTGTTCATAGAAGTGCACAGCTTTAACCAGTCCTTCAGGTACTACAGGCACTGGCGGCATGCGATACAATGGAGTAACACAACGCGAAGCCTCATATTTATCTGACGGACGCTGAAATATCTCACCGAACCCATATTTTTCAATATCTCGCAGTTCCTCGTCGTCAGTCCATGCCACCGGTTCTGCTTCCAGCGATGTCAGTGCAATTTTGAGTAACTCACCCTCTACTCGTGCCACGCCTGAATTGGGATGGCATTTCGCAATCGCTATTTTTAATTTGGCTTCTTCGATTAATTGCTCTTTTGTTAATTCAGTCATTTTTCATTACCGCTCTTTCTGGCGGCCTCCTGATGTTCTGAGGGTGCAGAAATCCCTCCGGCTAAGGATTAAATTTTTAACAGTTCTAAATTTAACTATTCAGTTCTGGATTTTGTCGCCCTGCGTATCCGCGCTTTCGCGTTACGCTCAATCTGAATTAGCTTTTCTATATTTTTCCGTCTTTCCCGTTCCTCCTGACGCAATAGCCTTACATCATCTGCCAGTCTGGTTTCTCTTTTCGCCACAGAGAGCATCCAGTCAAATGGCTCCACAACTGCGCCGCAGATTTTACAGCGGACCTGACGCTCTTTTTCATCAACCCGGACAGAGGCGTGATGGCAGTATGGTCTTTCCGATGGCTCATAAAGAAAATTAACCTGATTACGCGGGTCATCCTCTTTTACAGGAAATAAAACGATATTGCTTAACTCATCCTCTGGTTTTATTTCCATGCTCCTCTCCTTTGATGCGAATGCCAGCGACGCGTAATGCGTGTTCTAGGTCAATCAGGTAAAGCCAACTGCCATTTTCTTTAGGTATCATGACATGTCGCTCATCTGCATTTATCGGGTGTCCATATCGAAGGTCGTAGCGAGTCGGTAATTGAACTTCCCGCGCTTCCAGTGCAGCAATACGCTTGCTCCCATCAGAGATAACGCCTTCGTAATACTCACGCTGCTCGTTGAGTTGTGATTTTGCTTCTTCCAGTCCATCCAGCAAATCAGCGATAATATCCGCTTCCCGATGACGGATGTGACGCTTAAACGCAGCAAGAGCCGCATCACAATCCCGTTCAGCATTTGGGCTGTCCGGGATAGCCTGATACCACGCCAGCGTCGACTGATAGTTTTGTGCTGCCTCACGAAGCGCCTCATAGTTAACCTCTCTCATTGAGCCACCTCCTGATAAATCACCGCATGCCCCAGTTTCTCCGCCAGTGCCAGCTCTGCCTTAGCGCCCGCTGACCGCTGCCAGCCATTCAGCATGTAAATCGCATCCACACAACGAATCATTGCCATGCAAATATCCATGTAGTGCGGCTGTGTCAGCCCGTCCGGAAGTACTGCCGGGTTTAAGACGGTATGCCCTTCCCGTTTCAGTTCCTCTTCCGCCTTGTGAAACGCCTCACGGTTGAAATTTTCATATCCCGTCATTGGACCGGCAATATAAACTCTCACCCTCACTCCATCACCTCCTGAAAGTTTCCCCGATAGAACGCCAGCACACGCTGCATAACCTCGCTCTGGCGGCACTCACGACAAATTATGTTCTGCCATCTGTTGTAACGACGTATTTCTCCGTCAGGTAACTTTCGAATCAGTGTCGGGTCAGCAGCCTTCTCCGGTGTCTTACGCCATACGCGATACGCCTGCTCTGATGGAAATACCCCGCAATCAGAGAGCCAGACATCACCACAGGCCGCAAGCGCACCAGATAAACGACGAATAGCGGTCTTACTGACACCCGTTTTATCTGCCAGTTGTCGAAAAGTTTCTCGTCCGCTCAGGCGCACGAATTCCACAATGCGCGCCTTCACTTCTTCCCGCTCTTCCTGTGTAAATACTCTTGCCATAAGTACCTCCGGCAATCACTTTTCCGACACAATACGACTGGAGGAATCGACAATCTGTCGAACAATATCCTGGTGCTTGTTCAGCTCACGCAGCGCAGCACAGACTCGCTCCCACTTCTGAACCTGACCTTTTGCCCGGCGCAGTTCGCGGTTAGCCACATGCAGCGATGGTAAAATCAGACTATCCGGATGCTTTCTGGTGAACGACGGCTGTGACTGCACTGTGACCGCCACACTTTCAGTTTTAATTTCTTCCTGTGTTTCCGCTTCCCGGACTGGTAACGCAACACCTGCTGGCTGAGGAAAGGCTTTACCATCGGTTTCCGTTACCGATGCAGCTTCCGGCTCTGCCGGTAAATCAGCGCCCGGTATGCAGTAACGAAATTTACCGTTCTGATTTACGCGTGCCAGGCGCCCCGTTGCTGTTACGACCGCCAACGTGGAAGCAACCTTGCGAATGCTAACACCGAACTTATCCGCCACTTCCTCACACGTTTTAGCCCCATCCTGACAGATAAACTCAATCATCATGTCCGCGGTAACTTTTTGTTCGACCTCCCCGGTCAGCACATCCGGTACTTCAGACTGTGCTGGCTGCTCTTCGGTTACCCCGGATTCACCTTCACCAGCCAGAAACCAGGTGTGACCCGTTTTATCAACAACGCCATTTTTTTTGAGTTCCCACAGTTCGTTGAGAACTTCTTCACGGCTGATATCAAGCCGCGCCGCCAGTTCAACAGAATTGGCTTTACCCATCGCTTTCAGTGCATGCAATACGGTTTCCATTAAAACTTCCTCCGGATAAAAATTACTTCTCAGTTCCTGTGCTGGCTGACGTTCGGACGCCAGCTCTCCCAGTTAAACGTCACCCAGCGACCACCGTTCATGACCATGCGGTCCATCACACGCTCGCCAAGAAGCGTACTCATCGCTACGTGGTTCAGGTTCGTCAGCATTCCGACACTACGCATCGAAGCCGTTCTGCGGTCGACTATCTGGTTCAGTGTGACCTGCTCGTTGCGCGTATCCCGCTGCATTCCGATTTCATCCAGGACAAGCAGGTCAACATCACACAACCCCTGTAAAAATTTTTCGCCTGAGTTTTTGTTGTCGTAGCTGTTGTGTAACGCCAGCATCACATCAGCCACCGTTATCACAATCACGCTGCGACCTTTCGCCAGAAGATGATTGCCAATGGCGGCTGCAAGGTGGTTCTTTCCGGTACCCGGCTTACCGCTGAACACAAAATTCGTGCACCCTGTCATCAGTTCGTCAGCGATGGATTTTGCCTGGCTCAGCGCATGTTTTTGCCCGTCGTTCTGCACCTGATAATTCGCAAACGAGCATTTGCTGTGCAGAGGCTGGATGCCCGAACGATTCAGGATTTTTTCCACCCGCAACTGGCGATTCTGGCGGTTGATCTCCTCGCTACGTTTTCGCCCTTCTGCCAGTTGCCACTCGCGCCACTCGTCCACTGTCCGGTACGGCGCGATTACATGCTGCGGGGTCAGCTTACGGATACGCTCAAGAACACCACCTGTCGCGATATTTTTCATGGCCCGTTACCCCCTGAACCCCGGCGGAATTTCGGTATCCGGCTCAGAAATATGATTCACGCAACGCTGTACAGACGAACGCCCCAGGCGGATAACCAGTTCATCCCATTTTTCGCGAAGCTTTGACGGACTCATGATATTTTTTACCCAGAATGGATCCCGCTGCGCCCGACCAAACATTTCACAAATTTGTCTGTGAGTTCTGCCATCCAGCATCCGCATTGTGCGCACGTCGTTGGCCCATGCGGTCCAGTTGGGTTCTTTCGGTCGCGAAATCTCGCCATCATCGCTGGCGGCCTGCTCGTAAAGACTCACGATTCGTCCCCAGATCCACTGCGCACACGCCAAATCTTCCTGGTTGCCCCACTGGCGTTTTTTTGCACTGAACACAACCGCGTCAGGGTGTCGGGTTAAAAAATCCTGTTCAACCGTCTGCGGGTCCGGTTGCGAAGCTTCCGGACGAGAAGTGTTTTTATTCTCTGTAGTAATCTCTGTTGTATTCTCTGTAAGATCATCAGGCCATTTTGACCCGATGACATTGAGTCGTTTTGAACCAATGGAACGTGCCATTTTGGCCCCTTCCATCGTGTCATTCTGACCTGATGGAGCAGCGCATTTTGACCTGATGGATTCGCTCACTTTGCCACCATTTAAAAGCTCGCTCTCGTAATTAATCGTGTAAAAATTAGTCATATCACGCTTTGATTTATTGAGCTTTTCGCAACGCAAAAGCCCCAGCGTTTTCAGACTTGCAAATGCGCGTTTTAACGTTGACTCTGACCAGAACGGGAACTGCTCCAGCCATTGTTCTGTTGTGTTATAAATCCAGCGAACACCATCACATTCCATGCCGGAACCGGTATCTCTCAACCAGTAATGCAACTGCTGCAACACGATGGCTTCGTTCAGACCAATTTTCATCGCCAGCTGCGTGTTTATAACCAGCGGACGTTCAGCAAAAAGGAGCTTCATCCCCCCCCCAGAACACGTTATCAATGCGCCACCACGGCATTTCCCGCCGGACCACCACGATTCATCTGATCGAACAACACGATCGCTGCCGCAACAAACTCATCGATATCTTTCACCAGGCGCTCCCGTCGCTCGACAAGCTCCCGGTGATATTCCGAACTGTGGCTGCGCATTCGGGCCACCAGTGGAGGCGGCATTGCTTTTTCGATCGCCGGTAACAACGCCTGAATTTTTTTAACCGCATCAGGGGTGTCTTTTTCTACCCAGCGGAAAATTTTCTGGGTATTACGAGACAGGGCTTCCGGATGGCTGTCGTCATACAGTTCAGGAAACGTCATACCCAACTCAAAATAAGCCTGGGTTATTCCAGCTACTGGAACTTTTTCGCCATCAGGACGCGCCCAGGCATTCATTGCCATGCGGATGTGTTCATGCTTGATTTTCATGAATCACCCCCGCCTCTGGTTGTGTGTTAGCCTGATACTCGACAGGTAAGCCGTCGGTTGGGTTGGGATAAGTACTGCCATCAATCTCGTGCGGAGTTACTATCCAGCCTGTTGCTTCGCACCAGCGTAAAATTTTTTTCCCCGTAAGTTTCGCCCGTCCGGTAATGACATGGCTTACCATCCCTTGGGTTACCCCAACAATTTCAGCAAAATGCTTCTGAGTTATACCGGAATGATGCAAATATTCTCCAAGATTCATTGTTCACCTCATGTGATGTCATCACGATCATTAATAGCATTGTTATTTTTAAAAGTAAATAGCATCACTATTTCAAAGAGATTAATAATCTTATTAGAATTGAAGGTATGAAAAGAAAATCCCTGTCAGAGATCGACCTGCAAGCCGCCCAGAGACTGAAAGAAATCTGGACGGCGAAAAAAAATCAACTAGGGTTAACCCAAGAGCGTGCGGCAGAAATTCTGGGATTTTCGACACAGGGAGCTGTAAGCCATTATCTAAATGGTCAGACACCTTTAAATCTTGAGGCTGTTATCAAGTTCGCAGGGTTGCTGCAAGTTCCTCCCGAGTCAATCAGACCAGATATGGCCGAGTTGTTACAAATTGTAAGGATGTATCCCCAAGAATCTGGGGAGGACAATGTTGTCACTATATCTGCAGATATGGAACAATCGGAAAACGAACTTCCGTTTAATATAGACCCCATGGAGCGGGATTTGCTCCAGACGTTCAGGGCTTTCCCCAAAGAAGATAAAGAGAAAATGCTTAAGGAAATGAAGGAGAAAAAAGAATCAATTGAAGAAATCGTTGCGCGATGGCTAGCTGCGCAAAAGGGTCGTCGCGCCTAATCTGAGGAGGTAAAAACATGAGTACAGCCCTTTCCCCGATAATTTCTGAATTTGAAACAGTCGAACAAGAAAACAGCTATAACGAATGGTTGCGAACCAAAGTGGCAGCAAGCCTCTCAGATCCCCGTCCTGCAATTCCACATGACGAAGTAATGGCTGAAATGGAAAACCTTATTGCTCAATTAGCTGCAACGAACAGGAGTGAGTAATGCTGCCCATTTTATGGCTACCTTCTGCACGTGATGATTTACGTCAGATCGTAGCCTATATTGCTAAGGAAAACCCTCCCGCTGCACGTAGACTAAAAATACGCATTGAAACATCAGTTTTGTCACTTACTGAACACCCTTATCTGTACCCACCGAGCGAAAGAGTTCCAAGTCTTCGTGAGATAGTGACTCATCCTAACTACATAATACTTTACCGAGTAACAGCATCTAACATCGAGATCGTAAATGTAGTTCACTCACGAAGACAGTATCCAAACAAAACCTGTTAATCCTTCCTGTCAACAACCACCTTCGGGTGGTTTTTTTCTTGCCACGATAATAGCACTACTATTTACATAATTAAATAGTAGTGGTATTGTTCATTCATCAACCCACCCCGCCCCACAGAACGCCAGGCAATACTTCGAGTTACCCGGCAGTGGTCAGGGGTTAAGTAGCCAGCCCGAGGCGTAAGAACATGACGGCAGGGTTCAACTTTAATAACTATGCAGCAGTTTTTTGTTCCGCTACCCCGGCGTTAAGGGGAAATGAGGTCAGCATGGATACTATCGATCTTGGCAACAACGAATCTCTGGTGTACGGCGTATTTCCAAACCAGGACGGCACGTTCACCGCAATGACGTATACCAAAAGCAAAACGTTTAAAACCGAAAATGGTGCCCGTCGCTGGCTGGAAAGAAACTCAGGTGAGTGATATGGATTTCGACACAATCATGGAAAAGGCTTACGAAGAATACTTCGAAGGCCTTGCCGAAGGCGAAGAAGCTCTCAGCTTCAGTGAGTTTAAACAGGCGCTTTCCAGTTCGGCAAAATCTAACGGCTGATAAGCGAAACAGCACCGCGAGGAATCAGTATGCAGAAACGAGAACCCGTCATCATCGCGCCAGACTATACCGATGATGAACTTTATGAGTGGATGCGCCAGAAAATTAATGCAGCGCAGGATCTGAAATGGGCTAATGAAGCCAGGGCTAAGCAGGCTGAAAATCTGTCCGCTCTGGAGCAGGATATCACCAGGCTGGAAAAAGCAGCGGCATTAAGCATTGCCAGAATGATTACATACCCGCGTTAATAGCTAACCAACGAAGCTAAGGTTGGTAATTAAGGAGTTCTCCACGGGTGAGGTGGAGTGCGTGCGCCGGACACGGGTGAGCATCCGGCACTGACAGTTTACTGAAAGGATATTTCCATGAAAAGTCAGACCATAACGCGAAAGCGCACGGCGAGGTAGCTGGTTCATAGATAACCTGTCGTTAAATTTTCGTCGACCGTGCGCTTCCGGTTGTGGCACTCCGCGAAATGGCGCGGCGGTAAGTATGGCGGGGTTATTCCTTCCCCGTTGAGGACATCGGGTTGTCAGGTTGACCATACGCTTAAGTGACAACCCCGCTGCAACGCCCTCTGTTATCAATTTTCTGGTGACGTTTGGCGGTATCAGTTTTACTCCGTGGCTGCTCTGCCGCCCTTTTTAAAGTGAATTTTGTGATGCGGTGAATGCGGCTCAGCGCACGCGGAACAGTTAAAACCAAAAACAGTGTTATGGGTGGATTCTCTGTATCCGGCGTTAATTGTTAACTGGTTAACGTCACCTGGAGGC